CGTAAGCAGCCCCATCTCTTTCAGTCCGTCATTGATAAGCTTCGCACCACCGGTATTGGTGGTCATGGACGAGTCCGAGAAGTCGCATTTGGAACATGCCAGCTTCGCGCCTACGGAGTTCCTGCGTAACTTGAAGAGATTTTTTTTGCCGGTAGTTACCACCGGATTCTTCTGCCTGCCGTTTCCGTCAATCTCCCCGTAGCTCAATGTAACCGTCCAGCCGCTTGCCGTCTTCTGGAAGTAGAAACGGAAGTTCTTTCTGGCATAGTTCACGGAAGAAGTACCCTGAATACGGACATATACGTTGGTAAGGATAAAGTCAAGCGTCCTGTCCTCCCCGTTATAGAAACGGACCTCCCTTACCAGCTTGTTGGCCTTCTTGTCGTTCAGCTGGGCCAGTGCATCCACCACGTTCAGCGTGTCGCTCTCGCTCGGAACCTCACTGCCCACGCTGCCCGTGCCTATCAGTACCAGGATCGAGTTCCGGCGCTTCTTCATCAGCCCCATCAGCTTCTCCATGCTCACCGTGTCTCCTTCGTTCAGCACGCGGTTGTCCTCATCCAGCGAGCGCACGCCCGGTTCCCCGTCGGCATCCTCCAGGTGGTTGCGGTCCACGATGTAGTTGTTCAGTACCTCGTCCGAGGTCAGCGCCTTGTTATAGATGCGCACGCTCTTCACATTCAGGTCGGCACCTGCCGATTTGAACTCCAGCTGGCTCCGGATGTCGAAGTTCACCTTGTCCAGCCACTTCGAGGCGGCTGACTCTTCACCGTTCACATAGAAACCGATCAGTGTCCGCTGCTCGTTGGTCTCAACATTCGGGTAGAACACATACGTGATACGGATATTCGTACCGGGCTGGAACTTCGTACCCACCGAATCCTCGTAACGCAGCACCTGCCCGGCATCCACCGCCTCGGTCACCACACCGGTCAGGAACTTGGCCTCTTCCGGAGTCACAATCAGCCCGTACCGGTTCCCGTTGTCCAGCTGTCCCAGACAGGTGATCAGCTCGGCATCCGTGTCCGTCACGTTGGCCGTGCTGTATTCTATCTCCAACGTCATGCCCACGTCGCGTATGGCAAACCCTTCGGGCTTCTCCGCCTCGTTGAAGGGACGATAACCGCCGTCAGCCGTCAAGGTCATACCTGCACCGCCGGCCAGCAGCAGGCGGTCCTTGTGCCAGCCGCTGCCGGCACCGTATTCGTTCACGCTCCACAGCACGTCCCGGAACTCCATGCGCTTGTCACCACTCACCCAGCTTGCCGGGTTGTTTTCCGTGTTGCTTCGCCCGAAGGCATCGAACGTGCACACGGCATCCGGGGCCAGGGTGGCTTCAATGTCGGGGTGCGATGTGGTGTTCACCTTCACCTCAAGCACGGCATCGCCGCACGACACACGATAGTCCAGCGGTTCCACGTTCACGTTCGTACGTCCGTAGCTGCCGGTCTCACCGCGTTGGAGCAGATCTTCCTTCACAACGCTGTCCCCATTCATCACCTTCACACGTGCCGTGTACGCATCACGCTCGTAACCGGCATACGTGAAGTTCCAGGCAGTGAACTGCTCGGCCTCCAGCTCCGGATGTTTCCAGTCGCGCTGGAATCCGGAAGCCCGGTGGCTGAACATCATGCCGGCATAGGCCGTCACACCTGCTCCGGCCTTCAGCAGGGTCAGGTAATGCACTTGGCTTACCACACCGGAGTTCTCGTGCAGGGCATAGGCTTCCACCACGTTCGTTCCGTCCTGCATCTGTGACAGGGGAACGGTCACGTTCTTCTGCTGCACACCGCTTCCGGCCGAAAGGCCGAGGGTATAGGGCTGCCCGCCGTTGATACGGTAATAGATGTTCTTTTCACCGCTCGTACCCTTGGCTGTGAATGGAATGTTCACATCATTTTTATATCCCCCGTCGGCCAGTCCGTTACCCACCGAATAAGTGGTACTTAATTCCATAGCCACCATTGTTACCCGGGCTGTGGCGGTTTTCATCAGCGTGCCGCCCTGGTAGGTACACTGCGCTTCAACCTGCACCGTATAGGTCGTGGCATCCTTCAGGTAGGGCGATGCGTCAAAGGTATAACCCTGCCCGGCGGTAACACCCGCAAACTCCGCATCCTGGAATTCGGTAATCACCGTGGAGCCGCGTTTAACAACCACTTTCGCCTTCAGGTCGCTGTAACCGTCAACCTCCGCACCACCGGCAGTACCGACGCTTACCGCATATTTTACCACGAACCCGGTACCGAGTGCCAGGTACTGGGAGGAGGGAAGCCCCGCACCGCTGCTGTCAGTCAGGTCAATGTTCACCACCACCTTGTCGTCGTCGGTGTACTTTGAAAAGCGGACTTCCTTCGAACTTTCACCGCCCTTGTTATCTTTCTGTTTCACGGTCATCACGTACTGGGTGCCGTCCTCGCTGTCCTGCACATCCACGTCCGTTACCGTGCCAACCAGCGCATCGAACACCGCTCCGGATGTAGGGGCTTTCGTTTCCCCGCTCACCAGTTCCTCGGTAGGCGTGGCTTTCTCGTCAATGCTCTTCACGTAATTTTCCACCAGGCGGCCGCTTACGGGCAGCCCGCCGGTTGCGGCGTCACCGCTCCAGTTCGTATGCTGCATGTCCAGCCCGTCCTGGTCATATACCTTCTTTGCCATAATATATCGCTTTAGTCATTATTCATTTGTTTCTTCGCCACCCGTCGGTCCGGCTCCACGGCTTGTCGCCTCTCCAGAACCCGCTGCCGAAACAGCTGCTTATGGCAGACCACACCAGCCTCGCTCCGGCATAGACGGCCGATAGGGAACGTTTCCCCACATACACAGCCGTTATTTCCTTACCGCCTATTGCTATCATCGTCACTCCTCCTCATAAATCAGATACAGCGTATTCGCATCCTTGTCCTGCAATGCCTCATAAGCTTCCTCGCTCATTACCGCATGACGGTAGGCCAGCAGCTTCAGTTCCCCTCCCGTGCCAGTATATACGGCATCACCCAGCAGGTAGAGCTTGTCCGGCAGTACGGCCGTCCGTTCCGCGTTCATGAACATGCCAACGGGAGGCACACCAGCCACATCCCAATCCCCGTAAAGGGTAGAGTCCATATAATAGGCGAACTTCCCGGCATCCGCCACATACACCACGCTGCCGCCCGGTTTGGTACACTTGTCGGGCAGCACCTCGCCTTCTTCCATCCAGGCCGAGAAGCGTGCCGTAGCCCCGCCGACGGCCGCTGTCGTGCTCTGTTCCACCTTGGCTGCGGCATTTTCTGCCTTGGTTGCCGCTTCGTTAGCTTTGGCTGCGGCTTCCGTGGCGGCCTGCGTCTTTTCCTCCAGTCCGGCCACGGCCCCTTCCGCTTTCCTGGCGGCAGCCTCGGCACGGGCGGCGGCATCGCTCGCGGGCTTCCCGATCAGTTCCAGGGGAACATTCACCATCTTGCCGTCCTTCTCACCGGGCAGTGATTTCACACCGCCCAGAGAGGTGACGGTTTCCAGATCCTCCACACCGGTAGAGGACTGGAGTACACGGTCCAGCACTTCCTGGACCAGTTCTTCCTGTGTCATTTCTGCCATAAGCCTATCCCTCTATCAGTTTTACAACTTGTGAATAGCACCCCGGGGTAAGCCCGGAAACCGCTTCCTTTATCAATACCGCGTCTTCCGCCGTTATATCAATCTCTCCGCCGGCATCCATTATTTGCATGCAGAGGCGGTATGCCCGTAATTTCTTGTCGGCATCCGTCTGCTGGTTGCCACTCGGGCGGATCCCCGTCCCGTTGAACAGGCATTGCGCTACAATACGGCCGACAATTTGCATCTCACCATTGATCTGCAACGGCAGGCCGTCAAAATCCTTGAAACTGTCATAAAAATTCACTTTCATATCTCAACCGAATTTGTTATATGTGTGTCATGCCCACTACAATGCCGTTAACCACCTCAAGATTGTAGTTCGTGGACATGCCGAATTCACCTTTTATAATCCATCTAAAATTTCCGCTCACCCCTTTCCTGTATGTATAAGTACCGTCACTGCCAAGCGTCCATCCCGTGCCGTAATTGTTCGAAAGCATATCATTACTGTACACAGCACCGTTCACATGGACGCCGCCGTCAAAATATCCGGCATAGGTGTTGGCCCTTATCGGATAGGTCAGCCCATCCGATTTGCTGGAGGCATAGATGGCGGCACCGCCCATATTGGAACCGACGGCCTTCACCCCGAACCGCCCCTGGGTGGCAGCGTTGAAAGCCACATCCACGATGCCTTCCATATCTGACTGCGACACGCCGAGTTTCAGGCTGCGCGAATCATTGCCGAAATAGTCACCGGCTTTCCAGTACAACCGCCCGTCGTCAAGTGTAAAGCCACCGATCTTCCCGTCATCGGCATATATGGTTCCGTAAACCTTGGCATTCCGGGTTTCGATGCTTCCATCCTTGAGTATTTTGAAATATCCGTTGGCGGTGACCGACCCCTCCAGTATAATCTCGTCACCGGTAAGCTTTATCTTGCTGACGCTCACACCGTCCTCACCGGTCCCTTCCACGCTCACACCGATAAGGGCCACCTTGCCGGTGCTGTCCTGCGCGTACAGGCCGGAGCCCTCCGGCCTGATCACCAGCCCGGTCTCTTTCAGCGCCTCACCGTCCTTGTCGAACACGGCGGCCGAAATCTTCACCAGACGCTCGCTCTGCTCGAACAGCGTGCGGTACTTGTAGCTCAAAGCGTCCGCCTTGTTGGTGGAGAACACCAGCAGCGACACGTAGATGATGCCCGTAAACGAAAGTTTGAAGTCGCCCGTACCGTTCCAAAGGCCATCCAGCGTGAACATCTTCTCTCCGCCCACGGGCAGGTCCTCCTCATGCCCGAACATGTTGAAGTTCTCAAAACCGGTCTTGTCGGCACCGACAAACTCTATCTTCAGGCGGCCCGCCTTGATGACCCGGTAGCTGAACGAAAGATACACCACACCGGGGACACGCTCCCCGGCGCTGTTCGTCTGCCGGTATTCCGGCACCAGACGGAAGTCCTCCAGCTTTTGCATGATGTAGCCGTTCCGGATATAGGCGTAGGGAACTTTCCCGTCCGTGCGTATCTCGGCATGGCCCTCCGGCTTCGTACCCAACGGGCCGCCGTTCGCCCAGACCCATTTCCCCCCCAGGGTGAACAACGTCACCTTGCTCCCGGTCTTCCATTTCTCCATGCCGTCGGCAAAGGAGGTGTTGTCAAAATAGCTCTGTTCTTCACGTATTTCCTGACGCAGCCCTTCCACCGCAGAATGTATTTTTCCCTCCGTAATCTCAAAGCGTGTCAATATGTCCTCACCGGTCATCAGGATGAATGTACCCCGTATATAGGCGTTATCCGCGCACAGGCCGTTGCCGTGCGGCTGGTTGTCTGCCGGGAAAGCGTCGCTCTTTATCCCGTCCAGATTGCCCAGCCGGCAGCGCAGGCAGCCATTGAAGTTCTTGGCCTTCACACCATCCAGAATGTCGATACGGGGCTGCCCGTCCTCGGTGGCCGCGATGGAGATAAGGTTCTGACGCAGCGGGTTTTCCGTGTTTCCCATCAGCACGCACTCGTCGCCAGCCTCAGGTTTCACACCGCCGAATTCGCTCACCGGGACCAGTACTCCGCCGGCTATCACCGAGCCCACCTCCACCCAGTAGGCTTTCCGCTTCGTGCCGCCCGTAACGGCACAACGTATCAGGTCATGAGCCACAAAGCCGCTTTCCTGCTCGAACAGGATGCGGTAGTTGTCGCCCTGCTTCACCACGTCCTTTATCTTTCCGTTCGCAGCCGACACAACAATCTGGCCGCACACGCTGCGGATCTGCTGTATCAGCAGCTCCATCGCCACCAGGCTCTGCCGGGCAGTAACCTTGTCCACCGTCAGGTTCGTCAGTCCCGTCAGCTGGTCTATCCAGATTTGCCAACCTTCGCCTGTAAGTCCGTCCACGAACTTCACCGAACGGAGCAGCTCACGGATGACGGCGGTCAGGTACTCGGCATTACCCTCACCGTCCACGCTGCCGCAGGGCTTGCCACCGGCAGCCTCGCCAAAGGTCACGCCCTTCAAAAAGCGGATGGGTTCCTTGGCCGTGTCCGGTCGGTTCTTGTTCAGGAACTCTTTCTGGCTGCGCCTGGCAGAAAACAGGTTGTTGTCCGTGGGCAGCGTCTTGTCCCAGCTTCGTATGATATCCGGAAGGGCAGCGCCTTCCGTCTTTGATTTCGTATAGCTCTTCAGCGCACCGATGCTGTCCGTCACCTTGTCAAACTTGCCCACCTGAAGCGCGTCGCTTATCTCAATATCCATCTGCCCGGGCTCGTTCACCTTGCGGGTGATTTTCGTGATACGACTCTGCCGATAGCCTGTTTCCGGGAAATACTTGACACTCTCCAGTCTTACCCGCCTGCCCACAAACAGGTCAATACCGTGTTCCTCCATATATACATGGTCTGTCGGGGCCTTGTAGGCGGCAATGTCCAACCAGTGCTCCTTGTTGTACTCGTCCACCGCAGCCGCAAACTCCTCTTCGGCCAGCCGGTAATACTCATCCGGCATCCGGATGTTCCACAGGATATAGGTGTCGCCTGCTCGCGGCACCAGCTTGCCGCCCGGCAGCTGGGTGTCGTCATCGTAGGGCCAGATGGTGATCAGTTCGAATTCACGTGCCGCGCTGTCGTAGTTCACCTCAAAATAGTGGTCGTCACTTTCCCCGAGTCCGGCCAGGTCGCCCGTCTGGAACGACACCCGCTTTGTCTCGCCAGCCAGCTCGTACTGGTTGGGGTCAAAGTCCAGTTCCCCGTCCCGGAAATAATAGACGGTGAATTTGTTGCCTTCATCGTCTGCCACCTCCTCGCTGCGAACCGAACTCACCGTACCGACCCGACGGGGGAAGATGCCGCTGAAGGCATCCTGCTCGTAATGGTCATAGATGCCGTATTCCTCCACGCCCTGCTCGATATACTTCCTGCCGCCGGGAAGCATCAGACGCGGGCTGCCGTATTTCTCCGCATCGATATTGCGGGTCGAGCCTACCGGGAACAAGCGCGTATAGAATTTGGCCGTGTTGCCCGTATCTCTTTCCAGGGAGGTCAGCCCCTTGCCATAGCCAAGGGTAATTTCTTCCCCGTGCTCGCAGCGGCACACGTTCACAGTCTGCCCCTCAACCCACCATTCGGCCTTGCCGCCTGCCTTTTCCGCGATGGCTTTCAGCGCTTCGTCGCAGTACATCCCCTCGTAGTCTATCGTGACCAGCTCCGTACCTTCCACTGTACCCGTCTTCCAGTCGGTAATGTGGCCCATGCCGTCATTGATAGCCTTCACCACCATCGCCACATGCTCGCGGGGCGTGGCCGTCAGTGTAAACAGGGGGTTGGTGTCGCCGTCCGTCGTCTCCAGCACAAGGAACCGCTTGATAAGGCTTTCCACGCCGTACAGCTTCAGGTCATATTCCCATTCACACTCGTTCACCTGCTTGGGGGTGTAGCGTTCCGTCAGCCAGTACCGCTCGCCCAGATAATCCGTATAGTCGTTCACGTCAAGGGCGATATGTTCGTAATGGGTGAAGGAAAGGGACAGGACATTCTCTCCCTGAACCTCCTTCTGTTGGGTGGAGCTGTCATCCGGAGCGATGTCCGCACGTTTATTGCCGTTTCTGTCATATATGGTCAGCATGTCCGTAATCCTTTAAATATCGTTTGAACTGCATTTGAATGTCGTTAAATCACCGGTACCGGCTCGCGGAACTTCACTTTGAATTTTCCGGCATGCACACCCTCTTTCCACAGGTAGGTCAACGGGGTGAACTTCGTGCAGTCCGCATATTTGACACGAAGGGTCAGCTCAAGCTGGGGAAAAGAAATGTCGAGCCATCCGTCCCGGCCCTTCTTCAGGAAATTCACGAAAGCGAAATACCGCTTCATCCATCCCGACTGTGTCCGGGCGTACAGGGCAAAGTGCAGCGTCACGTCGCGTGCCTCGTTCCTCGGGGTAAGCACGGCGCTGTATTTTTCCCCGTGCTCTTCCCGTATGTCCACGGCAGTGTCCTTCTTCGCCTTGCTCGGGGTCAGGATGGCCGTCAGGTTCTCCATGCCGCCGCGCCGGTCTTCCACCAGAAACACGCCGTATTCCGTCCAGATGTCCGTGCCGTTCACCAGCACCAGTCCGCCAAGTATATCCGCCATATCACTTCACTTTTAATCCGTCACGTATTATTTTCCTTATCTCGGCCTTTATTTCGCCCAGATGCCCCGCGCTCGTACCGGTATGTTCATCGATACGGGCAAGATGCCCCTCGGCGGTATTCATCCTGTCGATGACGCTCTCCATCTTATCATCGATGCTCGACCAGTGTTGAAGCCCGCCGGTGAACATGCCCTCCAGCTTCGTGCCCTGGTCCTGCGTCATGGCCGTAAAGCCGCCGGCCTTCGCGCTCTGGGACGCGCCACCCTGCTGCGTCTTGTCGTAGCCCGTAGCCGCCGCCAGATTGTCACGCAGGGCAAGGGCTTCATCCACATACTGCATGTACTCATCCGTCAGCGCGTTCCGTTCCGCTTCGGTCAGATCGTTGTCCTCCATCGCCTTGCCGAACTTCTCCCACCAGCCCTTCAGCTTATCACTGTACAGCTCGCCGATCTTGTTGCTCAGCATCGCACGCATGAAATATTCCGAAATGTCCTCAGCCGCATCCTTGGCACCGTACTTCATGTTCATCAGGTTGTCGATGAAGCTGCTGTACATGCCGTCGAATGAAATGCCGGTCAGCCCCTCATACAGCTGGTCGGTCAGTTCCTCCAGCTTGCCGGCCTGGGCTATATAGTCATCCAGCTTCTCGGTCAGTCGCCCGCCGTAGCCACCCTTGCCGGTGTCCTGGATCTGCGTCCACATGTCCACGTTGCTGCGCAGTGCCTTCATCTCCTCCGGGCTCAGGCTCCACAGGTTCCCGTCCCACCGGCGGCCTATCTGCCCGCTCAATTTGTCAATCTGCGCCTGGTTGAATCCGCCCCAGTAGTAGTTCCAGGAATGGTGGCTGCCATGGTAGCCTGCCTGCGCCATAGCCATCTGCAGGTAGTTCGAATTCGTTTCCTGCTGCATCCTATACGCATCGCGGTAAGCAGCTACTGATTTTGTTCCTTTGCTTGCCTTGATGGTATCGGTCAGATCCTCGATGGAGGTCTGTAGTTTCTCATTCCGGTCTGTAAGGCGGTCTATAGCCGCCTGTACTTCCCTGGCATTTCCCCCAATACCGAACAGCTTGTTGAAACCTCCGAAAGACACCGTATTCAGTAATCCGCCGATACCTTTCACAAGGGAGCCGCCTATCTGTTTGAACAAGTCCCCGCTGAGGATATTGTCGAGTATTCCAGTTATCGCATTGAAGATGGTGCCTATCAATGATGAGATAATCGGGCCAATACCGTCTTTCAGCAAATCCAGTATGGAGAGAATGGCCGATATGATCTGTCCGATAACTCCGGCACTTGACAGGGTCTCGGACATCTGACTGATGGCATCACCGACCTTGCCTCCGATATTCAGTTTTGACAGCCCGGTAAGCATATTCTGGATTCCTTCAAATGATCCTTGTAAGGTTCCGCTTGCAAAACCGTGCAATCCGTTGGATACCAGGTTCAACCCGTCAACCGTGTCCCGGGAGGCACTTTTCACCTCCCCGGCAAGCGCCTTCATTTCAGAGGTGGCGTTCAGGTATTCTTCGTCAGCTGAAGCGCTGGACGATTGGGCCGTTTGAAGAGCGATTCTGGTTCGTTCTATTTCTGCCTGGTTGCCGCTTTCAAGTGCTTTGTTATAATCGGTTTGAGACTCTTTCAACCGGATGAATGCCTCTTCCTGTTGCAGTTCCGCATTCTGCACACGTGTTACGGCATCCCCCAAAGCGTGCATCCGCGTCTGCAACTCGCCAAAATCCAATGTCCCGTTTCCGCCTGGAAGCATGCTTTGAATACGTTCAATGGCATCATAAACGACCTGTTGGTCTGCTGCCCCCGAACTTTTGAACTCATCCGTCTTGGCATATTCTTTCAGCTCGCCAAGCAGGTTCTTCATCTGGTCTGCAAGCAGACCGGTCAAGTCCCCGAAAGCGGCTCCCCAGTCTATCTTTTGGGATAAGGCCTCCATATCCACCTTATGCACAGCAGCATCACGCTGCTTCTCCAAAGTCAGCATTTCGCCCCGGGACTGCGCCTTGCGGATTTTCTCCGCATATTCTTCAGCGATGGCCAGCTTTTGCTGCTGGAAGGTCCCGTATTCCTTCAAATACTCATGCATGGCTTCCGCCTCTTCCCTGTACACATCCGACTCCGCTTTTTTACGTGATTCGACGTTCGAAGCACGGGCTTTTTCAAGTGCATCCTGTTGCTCCCGGGTGAGTCCGCCGTCTCCGGTGGGTATGCCGGCTTCCCGGTTTTCCCGTTTCCAGGCGGCTTCCTGCCGGTCTATCTCTTCCTTCCGTGCGTTATAGTCATATTCGATTTGTGCCAGTCTCTTTTCGGTACCGGCTTGCATACGGTCTATTTCCTCCTTCCGGTTCTCGGCCTGGAGCGCCGCAAGTTCCTGCGCCAGCCTGAGCTCTGTGGCAAGCCGCTGTTTGGCCTCCGCTTCCGGATCCTTACCGGGCTGCTTGGGGTCGGTATGTCCGCCGATATCCCCTTTCCTGGCTGCTTCTGCGGATTTCTTCATCTCTTCCTCCGCCTTCTTCAAGTAACCGTCACGTTTGTTCTCGGCATTCTTCAGCAGGATGTCATAAGCCTCCTGATCATGTTTCTTGATGGCAGCCTGCGCATCATAGAACTGACCGACTTCCGCCATGTTTGACTGTATGAGGTATTGTCCCATCTTTCCGAAGAATCCCATGGCGCTTTCCGCCTCTTCCGGTTTCTGCGCCTTGATTCTGTTCACTTCCTCATCCGCTTCCGCCGCCTTGTTCACAAGGTTCTGGACATTGGCCTGGTGAAGTAGCACCTGCACATAGTCCTCACTTTTCCTAATAAGGGTGTCATACCATCCGGATAAGGTTTGATAGTATCCGAAAGATTCCCCGTACTTGCGGTTCAGTTCCTCCACCTTGGCTTTTTCCTGTTCCTTGCTGCCGGTGAAGTTCTTTATTTCATCAATGACCGATTTGAGCTCGAAACGGGTACGCACCATCTGGGCGCGGCCGTCCTTCTCTATCTCGGTCATTTCCTTGAGTGATATGTTGAACTCATCCACGCCTTTCTTCGCACTGAACAAATCCTTCGTCCACTCCCAGATTTCGTCACCGTACATCACAAGCAGCATGATGCCGGTGGTCAGGGCCGTCTGCCAGGAAAAAAGGGAAGTGAGTACCTGTTTCCATACCGGCGTGCCTTTCTTGCCCGACTTTTGCAACTCGTCATATTCCTTACGGGCGCGGGCCAGTTCATCGGTAAAGATCGGCAGGTTGTTGGATATGGCCATAAAGAACATCTGCGGTCCCATGGCCAGCGAGGGCATCTCACGGGCGATCTGCTGGATACTGTTGTGCAGGCCGTTAAACTGGCGCTGCGCATGGGGCAGGTCCGTAGGTGTGACCTGTACGGATTCCGATTCCTCCTGCACCTGTCTCAGCCTGGCACGTAACTCCTCCAGCTGCTTTTCCAACGCATGGACCTGCGCGATGTTCGCACTCTGGTCCAGATTGGGACCGGCCGTTTCACCGGCAAGGCGAAGCCTTTCCAGCTCCGCCTCCAGCAGGCTCACGGTATTACGAAGTTCCAGTGCCTCACGCCCGGCCTTGTCCATGCCGGGGGTAAGGTTGTCCTTCATCAGAAATTCAATCTCTACAGGTTTGCTCATTTCAATCGGCTTTGAAAAAATCCTACTATATCACCAGCTTCCTCTTCCACGCTCCTTCCCGCACCGGAAGTGCCAGTACCGCCAGAGGGTCCCGACTTCCCGCGCTTGTAACGGGGCGCGTCAGAAAGCATCATAATCAATGTCTGGTAGTTCACACCGTCCAGAATGTAGTCAACACTCCAACCGGTCGCGGTCGATATCTGCCACACGAAGCCGAAAGGGCTATGGGAACCCTCAAAACGGGTTCTTAACTCTCCTTTCTTGCCCGGCTCAGCCTCGGCGTCATCGGGTTCGCCCGATCCGCCGACCTGATAATACGCATAAAATCCTTCGTGCCCATCAATCGCTCAAACGTCCGGAACATGGCTGTCAGATACCGCCACTCCACAAAGTTCCGCAGCACCCACGCCGTCAGCCCGATGCCCACATGCCGCGACACATAGCCCCGACACACCGTATAGGCCAGCATCCGGCTGATGCCTTTCCCGTGCTTTGTGACAAAGGCCATCTCCTCGGCCTTGTCCTTTGCCTTCCAGCCGGATTCCACGCCCAGCTTCAGGTATTCCCTCGCCAGCAGTATCTGCCCGCGCAGCCTCGGGCGCTTCATCGTCACGCGAAGCTCCACCGGGCGTTTCCGCCACGGCAGTTGCCATCGTTTAAGAGGAACGGACACGCCGTTGTCAAGCAGCGCGTCCGCACACTCCATCTCTATCAGTTGTTCCAGCCGGGCAGACATACGTTAGCCCTCCCCACTAGGATCCTCCTCGGAGTCAGCGGCAGCTTCTGCCGCCGGCAGTTTATGTTCGGCCCACTCTCCGGGAAGGGCGTCCGTGTTGAACACGCCGTAGGGCTGCGAACCGTCCTCCGGCATCGCCACTTCCAGCGTACACTCGATTTTAGCCGTTTCAGTAAGTGTCAACTTGCCGGCAAGGTTGGAGAGAAGCATACCGTTCGGTATCAGTACACTCTGCCCGGACACCAGGGAGAGTTCCCACGGACCGTCCATCAGCACGGCCGATGTAGGAGCGGTCCAACCGATCGGCGTTTCCTTTTCCACATCCTCTTCCTTGTAATGGAGGGAGCCGCCAAGCAGTTTATGAAGATTCTCGTAGTTCAGCTGGATGACATTGAACGTGGGGGCGATGCTGCCGTTCGACTGGGGAATAATCAGTACCGGAGTGCCAGGCACCTGTTCGGCATTTATCCTGGTCGATTCGGGTTTTACCCCGCCCATGTCAAACGAGCCAGGTTCAATATAGCCTACCACAAAGTCCTTGTATTTAACGGCACCGAGGCCGTACATGAAATTCTTGTTCATCGTTTCTTGATTTTGAAAGTTAATATTATGCCGGCAACACATCCGGTTATAAAAGCGGCCAGCGCTATTTTAACGGGACTAAAGCGACGGTCAAATTCCGTTTCAACTGTGGATGAGTCCTCATGTGTCTCATTACGGATACGGGTCAGTTCCTCCTCATAACACAGTACCAG